TTACCAATGCTGTTGGTGCCAGACCGATTAAAGCCTACCGGATATTCCAAGACAAGCTGCTCACCAACGAGACCACCATCTACGCTGACTATCCATATGCCGTCCAAGAGTACGAGATGCCGGTCTACTTTGTGCAGCTGCTCAAATACATGATGGCCTGGCACCTGTCTCTGCCAATTACCGACCAAATCGACAAGACCCAATACTGGCAGCAGATTGCTATTGGAGCTGCGTCAGAAAATGGCCGGGGTGGTTATATGCGTACCGCCACCACCATCGATGGCCAGGGCCAGCCAATCTCTGTGATTGAAGATTACAGCTTGATCGATGTGAGGAACTGATGGCACGTTTTACGTCAATCCAAACCAACTTCTCAACCGGGGAACTCGATCCCCTATTGAGGGCCAGGGTTGACCTACAGGCTTACGCTAACGCCCTAGAGGAGGCCACCAATGTGGTGGTGCAGCCCCAGGGTGGAATTAGGCGCAGGCCCGGTTCTAAGTACATTATGGCTCTGCCAAACTCAAGCACGCCATCTGCTGGAAACGGCGTGCGCCTGGTTCCGTTTGAGTTCTCTACATCCGACAGCTATATGCTGTGCTTTACCGATAGTCGAATGTATGTTTTTAAAAACTCCGTGCAGCAGCTGGCAATCAATGGTGGAGCAAACGATTACCTAGATACCAGCTCATTTGGCCTTACCGGTGCCAGGCTCGCCAATCTAACCTGGACGCAATCGGCTGATACCCTGATTGTCTGCCACCAGGACATCAACCCGGTAAAGATTGTGCGCGGGGCCTCTGATACATCTTGGACTGCCAGCACGCTTTCTTTTGACAGTATTCCCAAGTATGCTTTTACGTTATCTGTATCTAATCCATCTGGAACATTGACACCGTCTGCTGTAAGCGGGAAGGTCACGTTAACAGCGTCAACAGGCACGCCATTTAGCGCAGGTTCGGTTGGCCAATATGTCAACGCTAGCCCACAGGGCCGGGCCAAGATAGTCAAATACACAAGTGCCACAGTAGTTGACGCAATAGTTGAGTTCCCGTTCTTTAATACCTCTGCCATTGCAAACGGTTCATGGGAATACGAATCTGGTTACGAGGCTGTGTGGTCATCTGGAAAAGGTTGGCCACGCTCGGTTACGTTCCATGAGGGCAGGCTTTTCTTTGCTGGATCTAAGTCGCGGCCATCAACCGTATGGGGTTCCAAGGTTGGATTGTTTTTTGACTTTGAGCCAACCGAGGGATTAGACGATGATGCGGTGGAGGCTACGCTAGACACCAACACCTTTAACGCAATTGTCGATGTAACCTCTGGTCGCGACCTGCAAATCTTTACAACTGGTGGCGAGTTCTATTGCCCACAAGAGGGTCTAGAGCCAATCACGCCAACCAACTTCTTTATGAAGGCGGTCACCCGCAATGGCGCCAAAGAAGGTGTCCGTGTCCAGCAGCTGGAATCAGGCACCCTATTCTTGCAGCGGCAGGGAAAATCACTTAATGAGTTTGCGTTTACAGACACGCAATTAACCTACGTTACAAGCAAGATATCGCTACTGGCTGGCCATCTACTAAAGTCTCCCACAAGGATGGCTCTGCGCCGGTCAGTAGCTACCGATGAAAATGACCTGCTATTTATCGTTAACAGCACGGGCGGGACAATCGCTGCCTTTTCTATGTTGCGGGTACAAAACGTAATTGCACCGTCTGAATTTACAACCGATGGCGAGTACATCGATGTTGGCGTAGATCTCACCACTATTTATACGGTGGTGAAACGTACGATAAATAGTACGACTCAGTATTACGTTGAGGTGTTCGATGACAGCCTACAGCTCGATTGCGCCAAGTCTGGTGGCGCAGCTGCGTCTGTGTCGATGTCCCACCTTGTGGCCAAGTCCGTGCAAGTTGTTTTAGATGGCGCGGTGCAGGCAGCTCAGACAGTACCTGGTGGCGGCACGGTGACATTCCCTCGAGCAGCTGCTAGTTCATACCAGGTAGGTCTTAACTTTACTACCCAGGCGGTAACCATGCCAGCAGATATAAAGATTGCAGCTGGTACTAGGCTTGCCTACCAGAAACGAATCATTGAAGTAAACGCTATTGTTAAAGACACCCAGCATTTAATTGTCAATGACAATGAATTACCCTTTAGAAGCTTTGACACAGGAGACACACTCGATGATCCCGTACCTATCTTTACTGGCACAAAAACTATCGACAGCATTCTCGGATATACAACAGAAGGTAAAATCACTATTAGGCAAACTATTCCGCTAAAGATGACTTTGCTAGGTTTAGAGTACAAGATATCTACATACCCTGGGGCATGACATGAGCAGATTTAATATCAACGTCCACGGGCTACCGCTTGGTGACCCACACAACCCACCTGGATCAAGCAGGGTTCAGAACGATCCGTTTACCGCCGCAGCTGTGGCCGCATCTGTTATGTCTGCTTACAGCTCATACCAGCAAGGCCAGATCCAGGGCAAGCAGCTAGAGCTCAAGGGAAGGCTAGAACAAACTCAGTATGACCGCCGGGCGATCCAGTATCAGCAGAAAGCCAACCAGGTTCTAGAGCGGCTTAAGAAGACTAACGCCACCCTAACGGCAAAAGGATTTGCTGGTGGTGTTGATTCGTTTAGCGGGTCAACAGATATTGTTCGGGCATCTAATGAAACATCTGCCGGGCGAGAGTTCAAGATTTATCTAGATGACGCAGACGCAGCAATACGAGCTGGAGACATTGCCTTGGCATCTAATCTAGCTGCGGCCCAACAAGCAAAAACAGCAGGCAAGTTAGATGCGGCTACCAAGCTTTTGATGGCCGGTGCAACCGCAGGCAAGGGCGGTGGATTTGATCGAACAAGTTATAACTGGCTTGTTCCAGCACCAGTTGAAACCAGAATGGTTGTACCAACATAATGGCACGCATACCTAGATACCAAGAATCAGGGGTCATCTCAGCGGATGTTCCTAGCATGAGCTTTCCGATGGCCAGTACGTCACAGGCTGTTGGGAAGTCACTAGACCAGCTTATGCAGTTTGCGTTTGGCGAAATTAAGGAACGCAAAGACAAAGAAGACAAAATCATTGCCGCCCAAATGCGATCAGAGCTAGAGCTTGAAGTCGCAAAGAAAGTTAATGATTTAGACACCTTGGTTTCTACTGGCCAGCTCACAGATGTCCGTGAGCTACAAAGTGAAATTCGCTCTCTAGAATCATTTGCACAACCATTGTTTGGTAGGGATGTTACCCAGGCTGCTGGTTTAATTCAGTCGATTACATCTTCTGGAAAAGCGTTGATGGCCAAGAGCACGGACATGATGCTCAAGAATTATAGTGCCGCCAGAAACGTAATAACAGACGATGCAATCAAGCAAAACACAAAACTAATTGAACGGCTATGGGAAACAACAGCATCATATGAAGACCCCGCAATGGGGGAGCAGGCAAGAACAACTAGAAATGTAGAAGAGCAATCTATTTTTTCAAAGATGTTTAATGTCGCAAGAATGAATCCAGGTTCATCTGATGAAAAAATGACGCAGTTTTTAAAATCTGTAGAAGCAGCAAAAATCAATGTTATTTCTAAATACTTAAAAGATGAGCTATCCCAGGGCAACATGACAATCCTTAACGCAAAGATGGCTGCTGGGGATTATGGCAAATACACCAGGGATGTTATGTCTTTCACAGAGGAACAAAAGTCAGCTATCCGCACAGCAATCAAAAAACGATTTGTTGAATCTACAGATATTCTAAAAGCCGAAGCAGAGCTTAAAAAATCTGGAGATGAGACAGAAGCTCGCGCACTAATTGCTGATTACTTTAGTTCCCCAAAACCAGCAACCCTAGAAAAACTGCGAGCCATTGCTATTCGCTCTGGTGCCGTATCCCCAGAATATGTAGCTGAATTACCAAACAAGGTTTCTGGTGCAGAACCAAGAAACGTAATGGGCGAAATGATGCTTAAGGATGAAATTCAAAAAGGTTTAATTACTAGCCTGGCTGATTTTCAGAATCGAGGGCGGTCACTCGGAGTTGGGATTCGCAGGCTTTCCGAATTGCAAGACAACTGGTATTCCGGTAATCGCGCAGTTGAGAATGACATTGAAGGAATTGCCAGGGCTCAAGCAAGGCTTGTTCCTGGGCAGCAAAATATTAGCCAACGCCAGCAACAGGATTACTATAAATTTATTTCAAATGTTGAAGACGGATTTCAACAGGAAACGCAAGCGTGGAAAGATGGCGGCTCAAAAGGCCCGGCACCATCTAAAAGAGATATTGCAAATAAACTTGTTGTTAAGCGCAGGGAAAGTATTCAGTCTAGGAAAATTGACAATATTACGGAAAGCTTGATCTCTTCCTATGGGCCGCAAGGAACTACCAAAAAAAGCAATATTGATTTTAATAACATTGAAATGAAATATAGCAAAGACGGGGAAGCTGTTGGTTTGTCTTCAGACGTAAAAGCAGCGTTGCGTAGGGATGGCTTTAGCGATTCTCAAATTGATGACATTGAACAGAAAATGATCGGACTTGATAAACAACGAAAAGAATTGAGCACTATCAGATGAATGATGACGATACCGGATATGTAGACTACGCCCTTGATCGGGCTTATCCTCCGCTCAGAATTGACATTACTGGTGTTGCGCCACAGGCTACACCCCCAGAAGAGGTTGCCCCTGCTACCGGCGCAGCTGAAGAGTTTCTTGCCCAGGGCGGCATGACGCTACCAGCTGATGCCCAAAGCATGACACCGGCCCAGATGGGTCAGGTAGTGCTCGATGGCCTGGCCGGTATGAGCCGTGGTGGCGTTAAGGCTGTGGCTGGCTTTGGCGGGGACGTTGAGCAGCTCGGTACGTTTATCAAAAACTTTATAACCGATAACCAGGGCGGCGGTTTTGTAGAGCGGGTGAAAAGGTCTGCCGGTGCTTTTGAATCGCCAACATTGCTACAAACATCAAAGGACGTTGAGAGAGAAGGTATTGGGCTGTTGCCTGGCGCACCGCTTGGTAGCGTCAAGTTGCCACCAGTAATACCGCCTGGCGTTACTACTGATAGGGCAATGCGAGAGAAAGCTGCGGCTGGCGGGGAGTTGGCCGGTGAGGTACTTGCTGACCCGTTTCTAGCCGCCAGGGCTATTAAGTCTGGGGTTGGGGCTGTTAAAAGTATGGCTCAGGAAGTAATGACGACCGCACCTGTTGGGGCAATAATGCCAAAAGGAGAACTGCGGTCTGCGGCCGAAGCATGGGCAAACACAAAAGCCTATCAGGACAGAATATCTCAAAGCCTTGAAGAGCAAAACGCAAAAACTGTTAGCAACAACATTCGCTTATATACAGACCAAGGATTAAAACCTGCTGCAATTATTAAAAAGCTTGAAACAGATATTGGATCTAAGCTGACAAAAGAACAATCGGCTCTTGTTAAAGAATACGTTAATTCTCAAAAAGCACTTAAAAAAGAATTGGTTACACCAACAAATCCGCAAGAGCTTTCGTTTGAGCAAATGCTAAATCAAAAAATGAGGGTTGAGCCAACCGATAGCACATTGGCGCAATCGTTCAACGGCTCATTAGCCAGATTGCCAGGATTATCTGTTGAGCAAAAAAAGGAATTAGCATTAAGCTCAAATCAAACTTTGGCTCCTTATCTTGGTGTAAATGTAAAAGGTCAAACCAATAAACTTTTGACATCAAACGGCAAGCTTAAGAAAACAGAAACTGGAGTTCCTGGCGGCGAGCCAATCAAACTTCCAGATGGACGAGGCATTGAAAATGCTGGCCTTGCTTTGGCTCCAGCCCTAAAGGTTGGAAAGTACAACACTTGCCCAAATCACAGATCATGCGTCAAAGAGTGCCTTGGCAAGACCGCCAACGGTTATTACATATTTGGTGGCGGTGCCGACCTTGATGCTATGGGGCCATCTCGCTTGCGTGGCTTTAGAATGACTATGGGTATGCTGCATGAGCCAGAAGCTTTTGCAATAAAACTTAGCAACGAAATTACTTCTTTAAAAGAAAAGGCAGCAAAAAATGGCAACGTGTTAGCCGTGCGTTTAAACGTGCTATCTGATGTCAATCCAAAAATTCACGAAACATTAATTAAGCAACACCCAGATGTAATCTTTTACGATTACACAAAAATGAAATATCGACCGATTGCTCCTAATCATCACTACACCTATAGTTCTACTGGTCTATTACAAAAGGCTGGCCAAAATGGTTTGACAGTAGACGTTGATAATCCATATGCTAATTGGCCTCAGATGCGCCAATGGCTTGATAATGGACAAAACGTAGCGATGGCATTCAGCAATAAAAAAGCATTGCCACAAAGCGTTAGAGATGAAGAGACAGGCAAGATATACAAAGTCATCGATGGCGATAGTTATGACTTTAGGCCAATGGATGCCCAACCACCAGGCTTTGACGGTGTAATTATTGGCTTAAAGAACAAAGCTATTACTAGAAAAGAAGCTGAAGCCGCCATAAAATCAGATGGGTTCTTTGTTCAATATGACCCTAAGTTCCAAAAAGATGAAACAGGCAAAAGATTCTTGCGCGGCCCAAGTCCAGGCGTTAGCGAAAAAAGTGGCAAACCATTACGCGGCCCGTTAATACCAACCAATACAGAAGTAGTGATTGCCAAACAGCAGACCAAACAAGATAAGATGATTCCTATATCTTCTGGGCAACCACAAGAAAACCTTATTAATACTGGCCAATCAATTCAGGAGCAGATGAAATGATCAATGGAAAACCGCTACCCCTAGAAGATTTTGTGCAACAGTTTCCAAATGAAGATCAATACCAAATGGAAGGCATTCCTTTTGATGATTGGTGGGAGGTTGGCGGGAACCCAGATTTTCAAGGCCCGGCCATCAATGTTGCTGACCTGGCTGCAATGAACAAAGGACTTGGATAATGGCACTTCCTCCCATCACCCAGAGATTGGATGAGCTCCTGGCAACTAACCAGCCAGCCGAAGACCCAACCAACGAAAGCTTTACTCCAATCTCTGAGGGTGAACGAAACCTAGAAAACAGCGAGCCTGTGCAGGTAGCTGGTCTTGGTAGGCTAGTAGAGCTTGGAACCGGGCTAATAACGAAACCAGTACAGGCTGGGGCGCAATTTATATCGGAAGCAGCTGCGCCAGAAGTATTGGCTCCGATTGTAAAAAAGGGTGTCAAATCTAAAGTAGACCCAAAGGTAACCCCAGACCCGTTGCCTATAACACCAGCTACACCTGCATCAACTGAGGCTGCCCAGGCTGCGCCAGCAGCTCCAAAGGCAGAGGCACCAGCTCCGGTCTCAGGCGAAAGGATGATGCAGCAGGCGGCAGAGCGGGACAGAATAATTCAGGCCGGTGGCGAGCCTGGTGCTCCCAGCCCCACCAAGGCTCAAGCAGAGGCCGGTGTTACTGAAACGCCGATTAGCACCCTACCGTTTGACAATGAAACAATGCAGGCCACGGTGCGCTCGGCTGCGGAGGCTGTGCTCAAAGATGAGCCAGAGATGTCTATCCGCTCAATTTACATGAGGGCTATCAACGCCGGGGTTCCAGAGGCCCAGGCCCAGAGAATTCTTCAGGGTCTCCCAATGGAATCCACGGTTGGTGGGTCACAGCTAGCCCAGCAAGCTGCCGGGGTTTTAAAGCTGCATGACGATAGCGCGGCACGTTTAGATGAGCTGTTTGCCAAGATGGCTGCTGGCCAATTAGATGACACCGGCAAATTGCAGCTGCGCCAGCAAATGGCTTACCACGACAATATTGCTAAAAACCTAAAGGGCATCTCAGTTGATATTGCCAGAACAATGAACGTCTTTAAGAGGGTTCAAGACAAAGGGCCAGGGTTTAAGCCAACTGATATACGCGCAATTCTTGACGAGGTTGGTGGAGACGAATCGCTTTCTCGATTGGCAGAAGCTTATCTTCTTAGCCCAACGAGAGCTGGCAAAAACAAATTGCTTGAGGTTGGCTTTGGTAAAAAATTAAGCGATGCATTTATATTTACTTTTCAAGGAAATCTTTTAACTAATCCAGATAGTCACGCTTACAACTTTGCAGGCGGTGTTTTGTTTGGGCCAGCTTCTCCAATTGAAAGGACGCTTGCTGTTGGGTACGGGAAAGTTCGCCAAGCAATAATTCCTAACGCAGGTGAAGACAGATTCTTTATGGGCGATGTTCTTGCTAGGACATCTGGGCTGGCAAATGGAATTCTAGATGGTTGGGATTTACTAAAGCACGTTGTCAGAACCGGCGAAAGAGCAACGGTAAAGGGTGATGTAAAAATAAGCCCATTGTCAGCAGAAGCTTTTTCAGATGTTCCCATCCGTCTTGGCAATCTATTAACTTTACCTATCTCCCCAATCTTGGGCGGCGCGTCTGATTTTGGAAAAGAGATTTACAGAACCCCTGATCTAACCAACACCTGGCTTGGTAAGGGTTTAGATTACCTTGGGTTTTTTCATGGATCAGTATTTAGGGCAATCAGCGGAGCTGACGAGTTTATCGGTGGAATATCTGCAAGAATGCAGCTGCATGAAGATGCGTGGCGTTTTGCAAATACAGAATACGACAAGCTAATTGCATCTGGTATGACTGATGCTGATGCCTTAAAAGAAACGCAGAGACTAGTGGCTGCGTTGATGGATGAGCGTCCAGCAACTATGGCTGCTAGCGTTGAAAACTTCCGCAAGCAATCGCAGTTGGCCACAGAGTTTGATCGCTCTACAAAGCTTGGAGAGTTTTACTGGAAGCTTAACGATATGTTTCAAGTTCCAGCCCTTAAAGTGTTTGTTCCTTTTGCAAAAACAATTTCCAATTTATTCATTGAATCATCAGCCAGACTACCCGGTTTCAATCTTTTGAGCCCACGGTTCTGGGACGATTACGATAAGGGCGGTAGATATCGAGACCTGGCAATGGCCAGGCTGTCAGCTGGTGGTTTGGCTGCGTCTACGTTTGCGTATCTCTCAATGAACAACAGGGTTACTGGTTCTGGCCCTAGCCAACCAGAAGACCTTGCTGCCCTAGAAAAGCTTGGCTACCAGCGGCGATCATTGATTTATAAAAAAGATGAAATCAGCTTTGCAAACTTAAGCAGGCTTTCACAGCTAACAAAAATA